CATGTCAGACAGTCACCCATCTTGGGAAGGTGACACAGAGTCTTCAAAATATAAAGGATTTAGTATCTGTATGAATCCAAACGGGGATGAACATTTACAAAGTCCATATGCAAGTCTTGGCCACCCAGAATTAAACTGGAACTATTCTCGAATGAATAATCCAAATCCTCCTTGGAAGGATGATAAAGATACTTACTATGACACATACGGATTCTCTACAGTTCATCCAATTATTGACAAACATTACAATAAATTTTTAGAATGTGTGGATTTACTTCCAACAAGATCAAGAGTAATGTGGGGGTATCCCGGCCACGAACAAAGTTGGCATGTGGATGAAGTTCTTTGGTGTGCTATAAGATTTAACATTCCTTTGGTAACAGAGCCATCTTATGTTTTGGAGATTGATGGAACAGACGAGTACGGAAATTCTTTGACACTAACAAAACACTTAGAGGTAGGTAAAGCTTACATGTGGAACACAAGAATAAAACATAGAGTTAAAGATACAGGTAGAGCAACTGAACCAAGAGTTCACATTGTTGCTGCATTTATTCCTTGGTTTGAAAAGGATGGTGATGATTGGAAACCGAATAAATATTTTGGAGCACAACCTTTAGATATGATAAAATCAAAAATGATTTTTCCTTATGCATTATGAAAATATTAGCAATTAGAATAGGTGCCTGACAATGGATAAATTTTATATAACAGGAACAAGAAGGGGTCTTGGTGAGGCTTTGAAAGAATATTACTTTCAAAAGATTGCAAATACTCTAGAGGAATGTGACATATTCATAAATTGTAAACATGATGGTTTTTCTCAAGTAGAACTATTATATGAGGCAGCAAAATTAAATAAAAAAATTATCAACATAGGTTCAAATTCACCAGATGGAATCAAGACAAAACCTCACATATATGCTGTTGAAAAATCAGCATTAGACAAAGCAAATGAGCAATTGTTTTATCAAGGTGTTGATACTTGTATTGTGAGGTTTGGATATATTGATACTCCAAGAGTAGAGCATGTTGATGATAAAAAAATGTCTGTTGATTATGCGTGTAATGTTATCTTTTGGATTTTAGAACAAAATCATAGAGTAAAGGAGATTACAATATGCCCCTAGACTTAGAAAAAATTAAAGATGAGTTAAAATTATTACCAGAGTTTAAACCTCCGTTTTTTAATCAGATTTGTTTACAGGGTGTAAAAGATAACCTTGACCCTTTTTTTGGTTGTAATAAAATTAGCGATATAAAACCCTACAAAGAAACAGATTTTACTGAACCAAATTTTAATTTGCCTTATATAAATTCTATAATAGAAGAATTAAATATGTATAGAACTAGGGTGCTGGTTTTAAAACCAAAAGTGTGTTATTCAATACATAGTGACCCAGTAAAAAGAATTCATATACCAGTGATTACAAATGAAAATTGCTGGTTGATTGTCAACAAAGAAATTATTCATCTTCCTGCTGATGGTAGACATTATGAAATTGATACTACACAGAAGCATACGGCATTAAATGGATCATGGGAAGATAGAATACATATAGTGGGGTGTATAAGATAATGAAGATATTTGCAGTTAGAATAGGCGACAAGTATGGGCCAGAATACGAAACATACTTGGAAAAAAAACTTTCAGACTACGAGATAGTCTGGATACGAGAACCCTATCATCCCGAAGTAGAGTTGCAATGGAACAAGATGTATGCAATGAACACAGGTATTGATGAACCTGTTTGTGTTATTGATATTGACGTATTGTTTCTAAATGACTATAAAAAAATATTTGATTTTCCTATCGAGCGTGGTGAATTTGCTGCGATGCCAGGCTGGTGGAGAGATACCGATAAGGAAGGTTATAAAATCAACGGTGGGTTTTTCAAATACTACCCAACAGATTGTGAATATATTTTTAAAAAGTTTATGAGTGATCATAAACACTGGCAGAGTTATTATATTCTGAATGGTACAACAAACGGTCCTGTGAATGGAGAACAGTATTTTGTTGAAGATGCTGTGAAAGAGAGATTAAAACTAACAGTATTGCCGCCTCAATGGTTTACTCGTTGGGTTACTGGAGAAGATATTATTTATGGTAAGAGCATGATGAAATTTAATGTCCAACTCACAAGAAAATATAGAGAGATAACAGGAAACGAGTACATATATTTGGGAGATGAATTTCACCCAGATATTAAATTTGTTCATTTCTCACATCGTTTTAATAAACCACATGAATGGGATAATTTTAAAGATTATGTATGAAGTAGAACATATCGATTGGGAAGAAATAAAGAAAGTTTGGGAACTTGAACTTTGGCCTAATAAGAAGGGAGGGGTGAAAAAAGTTAATAACTGGACATGGTTTCATCCTTCAACAAGTTTAAGTCAAGATAAGGGGATTGAGAAAAGTGAGTTCGGTATCCCCTATTTTTTTGGTATAAAAATTGATAATGTGCTAGTATGTGTTAATAGTTGCTTCCAAACTTCAACAAATCATCCATTTGATTATAAAAATGATTCTTATTGGCGATCAAGAGGACTTTGGACCTCTCCAAAACACCGAAAATTAGGCCTTGCATTTGAAATTTTAAATCATACATCTAAATTTGTTAGTAAGAAAAGAGCAACTTGGTTGTGGACAGTTCCCAGAAAGAGTGCATTATCTACATATGAAAAAGTAGGATTTATAAAACAGGGGGATTGGTTTGATGATGGGCAATATGGACCTAATTGTGTCGCATCTAAATACTTATAAATATAGGTAAAGGAGTGACTCAATGGCAATTCCAACAACAAGAGAAACATTTAAAACGTACTGTCTTAGGTCACTTGGTTATGGTGTAATAGATATAAACGTATCAGACGATCAGATCGATGACCGTATTGATGAAGCTCTTCAGTTTTTCTCTGAGTATCATTACGATGGTATTGAAAGAGTATACCTTAAACATCAAATAACACAAGCTGATATTGATAGAGCGTCAGTTAATATTAGTTCATCTGCAACAGATACTGTCGATAGTGAAGCAACTGCTACATGGTTAGACGGTGCTGGTTATATTCCTACACCAGATGCAGTTATTTCAGTTGTAAAAGTATTTCCTTTTACAGATAGTACTGGTGGAGATATGTTTGATATTAGATATCAATTGCGACTGAATGATTTATATGATTTTTCATCAACATCTATTATGGAATACCAGATGACTCTTCAGCATCTTGACTTCTTAGAACACATACTTGTTGGTGAAGTTCCAATTCGTTTTAATCAACATCAACAAAGACTTTATCTAGATATGGATTGGTCTAATACTGTTAGTGTAGATGAATATATTATTATTGAATGTTATAGAAAACTTGATCCAACACAATTTAATGATATCTTTAACGATATGTTTTTGAAGAGATATACAACTGCTCTTATCAAAAGACAATGGGGCTCAAACCTTTCTAAGTTTATCGGAGTAGAAATGCTCGGTGGTGTTACTATGAACGGTGGTGATATTTATTCTCAGGCATTAGATGAAATTAATAAGTTAGAAGAGCAAATTCAATTACACTTTGAATTACCTGTGAATGGTATGATAGGATAATCTCATGGCAGTAAATTCAGCATTCCACACAAACAATATTGCTGCTCTTGCAAGTGAACAAAACTTGTATAAGAATTTAGTTGCTGAGGTAATTCAAATTTATGGACATGATGTTCATTATATTGACAGAACACTTATTGCAGAAGATACTATGTTTGGTGAGGACACACTTTCAAAATTTAGGAACTCTGCAAAAATAGAAATGTATGTTGAAAACGCTGGCGGTGGATATGCTGGTGAAAAAGAACTTATGTCAAAGTTTGGGCTTCAAGACCTAAGCGAAATTACTTTTGTTGTTGCAAAACATAGATTTCAAGAATTAACAAAACAATTTACTATTGAAGATGGAACAGATACAACAGGTGGTTCTATTCTGATAGAATCTGGAACTATTGATAATTTAGACAATGCAGTTGTTTTTGAGGGGTCTGATTTTTATCTTCTTAATGAGACTGATGCAACAGATTCAGATAGGCCACTTGAGGGCGATTTAGTTTTTCACCCAATAATGAAAAAATTGTTTCAAGTTAATTTTGTTGATCATGATCAACCATTCCACCAGTTAGATAACAATCCAGTTTATAAATTGCAATGTCGTACATTTGATTATAGTTCAGAACGTTTGGATACTGGTATTTCAGATATTGATGCAATTGAAGAGGCATTGTCTGTGGATACGTTGAATTATCAATTTACTTTAGAAGAATCTACATCTGGTGAGACTTTGCTCCTAGAAACTGAACATTGGCTTATACAAGAAGACTATATAGTTGGTGATGGGGTTATTGATAAGACCTCTCAAAATGAGTTATTCGATAGACTAGATGATACAGTTTTAGATTTTACAGAATCTAATCCATTTGGTGATGCAGGGAGTTTAGGTTAATGTTAGGTACACAATATTATCATGAGACAATTAGAAAAGTGGTTGTCGCATTTGGTACAATGTTTAATAATATATCATTAGTTCGTAAAGACAGCGATGGTAAAGTAGTTCAGTCAATGAAAGTTCCGTTGGCATATGGACCAAGACAAAAGTTTTTAGTTCGTCTTGCAGAAGACCCAGATTTAACAAAACAGGTTGCGGTTACATTGCCACGAATTGGTTTTGAAACTAATGGTCTTACATATGATCCAGCAAGAAAACTAAATCGTATTCAAAAATTTAAAAAAACTAAAACAGGTAATTCTAAAAAACTTGAAACACAGTATATGCCAGTGCCATATAATGTTGGATTTGAATTATATGTTCTAGCAAAAAATTCTGACGATGCGTTACAGATTGTTGAACAAATTTTACCATATTTTCAACCTGAGTATACTCTTACACTTAATGATATGTCAGAGATGGGTATTAAACGAGATGTTCCTATCGTCTTGAATAGTATTTCCTATGAAGATGATTATGAGGGTGATTTTGCAAACCGAAGAGCTTTGATTTATACTTTAAGTTTTACTGCAAAATTTTATCTCTATGGTCCTGTTACCTCACAATCTATTATAAAAACTGTACAGGTTGATCAGTTTACAGATGTTAAGACAAATATTCCTACACGGGAACAAAGACTTGTTGTTACACCCAACCCTACTACAGCTGACGCTGATGATGATTTTGGATTTAATGAGACAACATCATTCTTCCAAGATGCAAAAAGTTTTGATCCAGAGTCGGGAACAGATAGTTAATGTAACAGGAATTTTTAATATGAGTAATGACATTGATAAAGCTCTTGGAATTGTCCAAGAAATTTCAACTAAAAAAATAAAACAAGAAGTAGTAACATCATCTCAAGAAGATTGGGGCGATGTCAGTGAGCATGTGGAGAAAGATTATGAGTACCAGCGACAACAATTCTACAATTTGGTCGAAAGAGGAACGGATGCAGTGGAAGGCATACTGGAACTCGCCAAAGAATCGGACCATCCACGAGCATACGAAGTTGCCGGAAACCTTATCAAACAAGTGGCTGAGGTCACTGAAAAACTTGGTGACTTGCAAGAGAAAATGAGGAAACTAAAAGAGGTTCCTAACACTGCACCAAAGAATGTCACCAATGCACTGTTTGTTGGAAGTACTGCTGAATTACAGAAGATGCTGAAGGAAAAATAATTTGTTTTATAATGATTGGTTGATGTATGATTTACCCACCAAGGATATGTGGGTAAATCATTATCCGTATGAAGATTATAACCCAACAACTTATCAAGATGCATTAGTCAGACAGTGCAGAGCTATAGCTGAAAATGTTAAACCAGCAATATTTGTTTCTGGTGGTGTTGATTCTCATGCAGCTGCATTGGGATTTAAATGGGCAGATGTTGATGCAGACTTTGTTCATATTAAAAATTCATTTAACGGACATATATGTGAAGTTGAATGGGAGTTTACAAAAGCATTTGCAAAACGTTATGATATTGATCTAAAAGTTATTGATATGGAATATGATAAGGATAGTCTTAGAGATTTTATGATTGAATCTGAGTATTTTGAAGATGGTAAAGGTTCTGGATCAGTATTTACAGCAGCTGGTAATCTAAAATATATGGAAAAATATGATGGTCATCCTATAGGCACAGATGGTCACTTTAGATTTGAAAATGAAGGTAATATTCATAGAGGAATAATTAAGAAGCCGGGCATGGTTCTTGGGGCACAAAATCATATAGCTGCACATACAGGATATGAATATGATAATTGGGGAGCTCCAGTTATCCTAATGCCCTACTATGCTCCATACTTATTTCAATATTTTGAAATGAAACATAGAACATCTCCAGAACTTAGAATATTAAACCAAATGGAAAGTAAAGTTTTAATATACTCTGAATTAGGATTACCACTAAGACCTAAACTTTCTAATTGGGAATTTTTAGATTTAGAAAACGATTATCATTCTTTATCGACAATAGACTTTGCTGATGACCACAGCAAAAATGCAAGATTTGAAAGAGGTCCAAGTGTTATCGTGAAAGCGTTAGGATTTGAAGGAGATGAAGCTAAAGAATTAATTGAAACAAAAAGAAAACATCAGAATACCGGCCAGGATAAATCTCGCCGGTTTGTAATATATGAATTTGAGGAGTTAAGTTGTGGAATATAAAAATATTAGTGTTAAACAAACACATGGTGCTGGTGGTGGTTTAGTGGATGGAGTTGATTGTTCGAAAAAATTATCAGACGATGTAATATCAGAATTGAGACATGCCTGGTTAAAATATAAAGTTCTTTTTTTCAAAGATCAAAAATTATCAGATGAGAAGTTCATGCAATTTGGTGAACAATTTGGTGAATTGTTTGTAAATGAAAATTTTACAGATGTAGAAAAAGATGATGAGACTGGACCTAAATTTAGACAAGTAAAAAAAATTCTAAAGGAAGTTGATAATTTCAGAGTTGTAGGAGAGGATTTTCATGCAGATGGTTGTTTTGTTGCTAACCCACCTATGGCTAGTATTTTATATGGTATAGAGGTTCCTCCTTTTGGCGCCGAAACTTGGTTTGCTAATCTCAATTTAGCATATGAAACATTGTCTCCTGGCATGAAAGATATGATTAAAGATGTTAAGTGTGTAATGACAGATGCTAAAGTAGCAGGGCCTGATTCTAATCGACATTATGGTAGAGGTTCTAAAATTATAGGAAGTCCAGTTGCAAAACCAGATTCAGCTGGTATTGAACCGCCAGAGAATCGTGATTTTGATATGGGTGGTTCTTATCAATCACCTGTTTGGAAAGAGACAGGATATGAGCATCCTTTGGTAAAAATACATCCAGAGACAGGGATTAAATCTTTGTTTGTTAATTTTATGTATACTCGTAGTTTTGCAAATATGACAATAGAAGAAAGCATGCCTCTTATGAACTATTTGTATAGATGGTGTGAAAGACCAGAATTTCAATTTAGGTTTAGAATGGAAGTTGGTTCAATTGCAATGTGGGATAATCGTGCAGTTAATCATGTGGCAGTTAATGACTATCAAGGATATAGAAGAGAGTGTCGAAGAATACAGTTGAAGGATGTTCCAGACTCTAATAGTCAGTTTAGTAAAAAATGGAGTCCTATTCAGCCTAACTAACATTATTACATAAATACTTTAAGGAGGAAACTAAAAGAGGTTCCTAACACTGCCCCAAAGAATGTGACAAATGCATTGTTTGTGGGGAGTACTGCTGAATTGCAGAAGATGTTGAAAGAAAAGTGAATGAAACAATTGGCAAAATGGTATTCCTACGATAAAGATAATTTAGTAGTAGATCAAGATATATATAACTCTTGTGATATTCCACAAAATTTTAAAGAATCAC